ACAATGAAAATGCTACCCTGGCATATTTCCAGGATCGTGGAATTAAAGACAGAAACGCCCTTGCTACCATCATGGGCAATATTAAACAAGAGTCTACTTTTGTTCCTAATATTTGTGAAGGTGGTAGCAGAACCAGTTACGGTAACTGCTGGCGCGGTTACGGTCTGATTCAATGGACATCTGCCAATCGTTATTATGGATTGGGTGATTTTGCTAAGAAGTATGGTGGTTCTCCATCATCACTTTTTACGCAACTTCGTTATCTGACGAATGAAGTTCAATGGCAACGTATTGAAGACAGGATGAAAATTCCTGGTAAGTCTATCAATCGTTACATGGACTATGCGTACAGCTGGATCGGGTGGGGGCATCATGGTGCTCGTACCTCATATGCACATGATTATGCATCCCGTATGATTAAGGTAGAAGTTTGATATATAAGGGGAGTCTAAACACTTCCCTTTCTTATGTTTAAATTTGGTAATAAGAAACCAGATATAAAACAATACGCAATAATAGGAATTGTATTGTCTTCTGTTATTGCTACACTCTCACAATGCACAGGAGTATCAGAAAATGGACTTTGGGACTTATTGGACGAAATTCAAAGAAAGTATTTCCCACAAACTATTCTTAATGAGTTTATACTTAAAGATCCTGAAAAACTGAATCGTAGAATCAAGCGTGATGTAGATCGTGCGATTGATGAAGTCACACCTGAGTATGATCGAATTATTGCTGAGTATAATAAGAAATTTAAACCACGCTATCAGAACTTGTCAAATGACGATAGTGTGTGCTACACTGACGAATGCAAAACACTTGCACCACCAATGAGAATCTGTGCTCCATGGGTTGACGATTGTCCTAAAGACTGATATAATAACAAAGTCAATAAGGGCTCATAGTTAAATGGATATAACCCGATCCTTCTAAGATTGTATTCTTGGTTCGATTCCAAGTGAGCCTGTCGGTTTATTGATTCTTAATTTAAAATCATGTCATCAACAGATAAATTCATTCATCCCCAATATCCAAAACTTAGTTGGTTAAGAATTGTTGGCAATGCTTTTTTTATTTTTGGTTATGCAGTAATTCTTTTCAACAGTGTCCAACTTGGAATTTATTTTCGTTTGTTTGGTAATCTGTTGTCCTTTCCATACTTCTATAAAGTTAAAATGTGGGACATGATGACAATTCGGAGTTTTTTTGCTATGATTGAATTTGCAAAACTCATTCAAATTTTTTTCTTTTAATTTCCTGCGGGTATGGTGTAGCGGTAACACGTCATCCTTCCAAGTTGAAATCACCGGTTCGAACCCGGTTACCCGCTCTTGCTATTCGCGCTGGAAAGATAAACCAGAATGCCGTAGCAAAAAGGCACTGTACTGATTTATGCTTTACAGTGTAACAGGGTGGCATTGTCACCCTTCTGGGCGATTGGCGCAGCGGTAGCGCAGCTGCTTTACACGCAGACGGTCATTGGTTCGAATCCGATATTGCCCATGAATAAGTGTTTATAATGTTATTCATACAAGAAAAATTCTTATCAAAAGATGAGTGCAATCAACTTATATCCCTTTATAATCAGAACTTAAATACAACATTTCAATATGAATATACCCGACCATTATCACTTGTCAATATTGAAAATGATTTGATAACCGATATCAATCAGTCTGTTTATAGTATTTGTCAATTTTTTTATGATAGACCCCTTAGACTTGATAATGTTCAAATTGTAAAGTGGCCAAAAGGAGCACATCAAAATCCACATTATGATAGTGGGGATGCTTTTGCTTCTATAATTTATTTGAATGATAATTTTATTGGAGGAAGGACATGTTTTCAATTGAATGATACAATGAAAGTAAAACCCGAAACTGGAAAATGTATTGTTTTTTCTAATGCTCAGTACTTACATTGGGTAGAAGAAGTTCAAGAAAACGTTCGATACACTTTAGCTCATTGGTTTGTCGCAAACAATTTATAAATACTTAGAAAAAATAATGGACGAGTTATACCAACTACTTCATAAGGCACAGACGAGTCTCTTTTGTTTATTTCAAAAGACTTGGGTATATCATTGGAATGTTGTAGGTTCTGATTTCTATCAACTTCACGAATTGTTTGGTGAGCAATACAATGCAATGTTTGGCGAAATTGATCGTCTTACTGAGCACATGCGTTATCTTCGTATGAAAGCAATTGGGCCCATCAGCCGTGTTGTTGAAACTTCAGAACTTCCTGAAGCAACTAATTCACCAACAGCAGAATCAATGGTAAGTCAGTTGCTTGCTGATAATAAAGCATTCTGTGATATGTGTGCTAGAATTTCAGAAGAATCGGAAAAACAAAAGTCTTATGCAACTGCTAATTTGGTTCAAGACTTGATGGAGTCTCATGGTAAATTCGTTTGGATGTTAAGATCGTTTTTAAAGGAATGAGTAGTCATGTTAGTTGTAAGATGCAAAGGTTGTAACACAGAATTGATCAGTTCATCAAAACTTCAAGTGTGTAACTGTTCAAATAAAATGCAAGTTAAAGATAATAAAATTTCTGCAGTTGACTTATCTCAAGTGGTTATGGTAAACTCTATGAAAGAACAAAAGTCAAATGTTCTTTCTTCACAAGATCTTGCTTATCAAGAAGCAAGACGCCAACGTAAAGTAAAGCGTCTGGATTTTGAAGTCCGTTGAGGACTTATATAGAGGGTAGCACCGATGGTTGGTAAATCGCCTTGAAAGCGATGCCAGGTTTACGCCTGATGGTTCGATTCCATTATCCTCTGTTTCTTATAAATACTCAAAAAAGTGTTTATATAAATGTCAAACCTTCGTGTTAATAGTATTGTACCGTCATTAGGAACTAATGTTGCCATTGGGACTGCTGGTGGAACCATCACTTATAATGCGAATGTAACTGGTATTGCTACGTTTTCTAGTGGTATTGTAGTTTCTGCCGGATCCACATCAGCACCTTCTATCAGTCCAACAGAAGACTCAAATACCGGTATCTTCTTTCCAAGTGCTGATACCATTGCGTTTGGTGAAGGTGGTGTTGAGGCAGCCCGCATCGACTCCAGCGGACGCCTGTTAGTTGGCACGTCTAGTGCGCGTAGCAATGTTTACTACACGACTGTATCCACTACGCCCAGCGTTCAGTTTGAAACTGCAGGCAGTTCTTATGACGGTTTATCGTTAATCAATTATTCGTCTAGTGGTTACTCGCCTGTTCTGACCCTTGGATTGTCTGCTAGCAATACAAAAGGAATAAACACTGCTGTAAGTGCTTCTTTTGATCTAGGAGCGATTAACTTTGTCGGGAATGATGGCACCAACTTTCGCACCGGAGCGGCAATTTTTGCTGTAAATGATCAAGCATCTGCTTGGGCTTCGGGTGATTGCCCAGGCCGCCTAGTGTTCTCGACTACCGCCGATAATGCAAGTTCTCCGACGGAGCGGATGAGGATTGGGAATAACGGTCTTGTAACAATCACCAACGGCAACACGACGTTTCTTGAACTAGTCAATACAGGTGGTTATTCATGTTTCCATGTTGTAGATGGAACAGCATATACAATCGGGCAAAACAGCAATGTTCGTTCACTCAGAATCGGCTCTGGTTTAGGCTTTTTGACAACCGGAGTCAGCCTTGCAGCCGGCGGTACATCATGGGGCACTTATTCTGACGAGCGTCTTAAGACTGACATCGTTGAACTTTCTGGCTGCCTTGATAGCATCAAAGACATTCGCTGCGTTTCGTACCGGTTAACAGATGTTGACGAATTAGATTCTAAAAAGCGTCTTGGCGTAATTGCTCAAGACCTTGTTGGGAAATACGATGAGGCGGTCAATGCATCAAGGCGTTCTGATGATGATGAAACTGAATACTTATCGGTTCAGTACGCTGATCTTGTTCCTGTTTTGATCAAGGCATTGCAGGAAGCAACGCAAAAGATCGAAACCTTGGAAGCCCGCTTAACTGCCCTTGAAAGCGCCTAGTCCCCTTCACTAATAAACTTATACATCTCAACTTTCTCCACAATTTAACATTTCCTTAAACACTATTATCAAATCCACACAAACTTGACACGGTAAGAATACTCACTAACATAACTAGTAGTATTCAACCTAAACCTTATGGATCAGCACACCTATGATAACTGGGTGAAGATCAAGGCAACTTTTGAAAAATCCGGTAACACTAATAATATGTTCTATAAAAGAGCATGTGAAATAGTGAATTCAAAAAAAGACCCTTTGGCAAAATTTCTTGGTGATGTGAAATGATGGAACCATTTGATGAAGAGTATGCAACACATATTGAAGTTCAGGAGATGATTGATGCTGCTATACGAAGGCACAATCGGAATGCTTCCATTATTTCTATGTTTGTTGGCTGGTTTGTCCTTGCTTTATTTGCTGAAGGACTCCTAAGACTTATTGGCGTAATTCCACCACTACTACCATGGCTCAACATTACCCTGAAATAATCGGGGTCTCACTCTTACTAATTTTTCTTGCTACAATGACCTATCATGGAATCATGATTCACAAAGGTTTGCGTGGTTATAGACATCATGCAAGA